CTCACCCACCCCGCCGGGGTCAACGGCCTCGGCCAATCCACCATCGAGGTCCTGCGCGCCGCCCCGGCGGTCGACCTGGTCGCCCTGTTCGGCCCCGAACACGGCATTTACGGCAACGAGAAGGCCAATGTCCCGGTCGACGACAAGGTCGACCCGCGCACCGGCCTGCCAGTGTTCTCGCTGTACGGCAAGTACCGCCGCCCCACCGCGGAAATGCTCGCCCGCCTCGACTGCATGGTCATCGACCTGCAGGATATCGGCGCGCGCAGCTACACCTACGTCAGCTGCATGCGCTACGTGATCGAGGAGGCGTTCAAGGCCGGCAAGGAGGTGGTCGTGCTCGACCGCCCCAATCCGCTCGGCGGGCTCAAGGTCGACGGACCGCCGCTGGAGCGCCAGTGGATGAGCTACGTCGGCGCCTTTCAGGTGCCCTACGTCCACGGCATGACCATCGGCGAGCTCGCCAACATGGCCCGCCTGAAGCCCGGCGTGCTGGAAATTCCCGACAGCCTGCGCCGGCGCGGGCGCCTCCAGATCATCCCGATGCAGGGCTGGCGGCGCTCCATGATGTGGAACCGCACCGGCCTCAAGTGGGTGCCGACCTCGCCGGCGATTCCCGACCTTTCGGCGGTCCTCGGCTACCCGATGACCGGCCTCGGCGCCCAGCTCGGCGGCTTCTCCCACGGCTACGGCACCCGCCTGCCGTTCCGCCTGCTGCAGTATCCCCGCACCGCCCCGGAAACCATCGCCCGCGCCCTCGCCGCGCGCGCCATCCGCGGCCTCGAGTTCCCGGTCGTACCGTTCGAGGTCAACGGCCAGCCGCGCCGCGCCACCTACGTGCGCGTCGCCGACTGGGCGGCCCTGCGCCCGACCGAGCTGAGCCTGCATATGATGGCGCTGGCCTGCGAATGGGCCGTTGACCGCAACCCCTTTGCCGCCGCCAGCGAGGCCCAGCGCGGCCTGTTCACCAAGCACGTCGGCGACAGCCGGGTCATGGAATTCCTGATACAGCACGGCGCCGCCCTGCCGGTCGGCCAGCTGCTGGTCGACTGGCAGGCGTACTGCCGGCGCTTCCGCGAGGAATCGCGCGCCTGGCAGCTCTATTCGGCCTGACGCGGCGGGCGCCGGTTCTCCGGCGGCAGCGCCTCCAGCAGGGCGTTGGGCTGGCCGGGGCGCTTGCGCAGGGTGAAGGTGTCGTAAAGCTTGCCGGTGGCGGTGCGCGCCTCGTAGCGCAGCTCGTCGCCGTCGACCGTGATCACCTGGTACAGCTGGGTGTCCTCGGCGGTGCGCACGGCGAAGCCGTCGTAGCCGAGGTCGTACATCTTGGGCCCGCTCACCGATACCACGTAGACGGTGCCGACCTGCGGGTCATAGGCCTGCTGATAGCCCTCCGGAACGTTGACCTCGCCGCCGCGGCCGCTGGTGTCGCCGCTGCGCGCGTAGGTGTGGTCATGGCCGGAGAGCACGAGGTCGACCTTGAATTCGTCCAGCAGCGGCTTCCACAACTGGCGCAGGGCCGGGACGTCGCGGTTCTTGGCCGGCGAGAACACCGGATGATGGAAGGTGATGATGGTCCAGCGTTGCGGGTTGTCCTCCAGCACCCCGCGCAGCCAGACGGCCTGTGCTTCGCGGTTGCGCATGGAGTCGAGCACGATGATGCGGGCGCCTTGGTAGTCGATATAGTAGCAGGTCTCCTCAAATCCCGGGGGCGGGTCCTGCACCGGGAAGGCGAACTGCGGCCGCCAGTGCCGGCTCAGCAGGCGCTCGCCGTCGCGGTCCTCGGGATTGCGGATGTACTCGTGGTTGCCCGTCGCGGCGATCACCGGGATGGTGGCATTGACCCATGCCGGGGCCGCGTGCCACTCGCCCCATTCGGCATCATTGTTGGCACGGTTGACAAGGTCCCCGGCATGCAGCGTGAAGGCCGCCCGCGGCGCATCCCGGAACGCCTCGCGGAAGACCCGCGACCAATGCGTCCGGATGTCGTTCTGGGCATCCCCGAAATAAATAAAAGTGAAGGGCTTCGCCTCCGCGCTCGCGGTCCGGAAGTGGAACCACTCGCTCCAGTTGACGCCGTCGCCGACCCGGTAGGCGTACAACATGCCGGGCTCAAGGCCGGTGAAGGCGGCGGAATGATAATGCGCCTCGCTGTAACCCAGCGAAATTAGAAAAGGGTCGCGGAGGTAAATAGAAAAGGGTTGAAAACCCGCCCGCCACCGACCCGCAGGACGCCTGCGGGACACCGGCGGCCAGACCGCGGAAAACCAAAAATTATAGGGTGGAGGTCCAGCTATAGGATCCAGAGTTATTAGGGGCGGTCCAGTTAATGATGGCCCACTGGGACCATTGGCCGTCAGCGAGATATCGGCAGGCGATGAGAGGGAAGGTTTCGCCCGGGGTGATGCCGGCGACGTAATTGGCGGCGAGAGCGATGGTGGCGGTGCCAGTCTGGTCCGGGTAGACCATGTGGATCATCCGTTCGACCTCGGCGCCCTGCAGGTCGAGGTTGTCCCAGATTTGCACCTGTGTGGTGGAGGAGCGGAGTCCTTCGGGGATGGTATAAGTGATCTGGTCCTGGGAGGCAGGGACGACGTCGCTGTAATCGGATTCAAGGAGCAAGGTGGGGGCGGCCCAGCCCGGGGTGGTTATGGAGTCGGCGGCGTGGTCGCCGACGGCGCCGATGGCGGGTATGAGGCCGCGCAAGCGGTATGCGTAGGTACGGGAGCGGGAGGCGGGCATGGACCACGACTCCACCCCGGCGCGCAACACGGCTATGGAGCGGTAGGTGGATCCCTTGTAGAGGATGAGGATCTCGATATGGGTGGCGGTGGGCGGATCCTCCCATGAGAGCACTACCGACTCATTGTCCTCGTCCCATGTGGCGCCGAGGTCGAGCGGGGCGGCGGGGGAGCGGGTGCGCAGGGTGAGGCTCACTGTTGTCCCGAAATCACCCAGAGCCCATCCCGTGATAGATGCCAGGCGGTATTTCAGGGACGTTGAGACAGTGACTGATCTTTCCGGCAGCTTGCCCGCTGAGGCCCTAAGCAAGTCCGCCAAAGTGAGGATCCAGCATGGCGTTGAGTCGGAATGGGTTGTTGCTGCTGTGCCGAACATGCCCCGGTGCATGGTATATGTGCGGCTGTCGGCCGTGCTGGCCTCGCCATCAATGGCACCGAAGGCGAGGATTTCATCTCCGACGACGGCGAGCAGGCGTCCGGCTGCCGCCTCCTCGTCGTTGTAAGTGCGATTCAGCTCACCAGGCAGATCAGCCGGGTCTAGATCGCCAAACACTATGCCCGCGGACTGCCCAGCAGTGATAGCCCCCTGAAGGGTAGCGGGCATGGCAAACACCTCTAATCGATCCATCTCCATCTCCTCACCGACCCATGCGCCGGTCCCCGAGAAATACACTGCGGCGGCCAGAATACTGCGGTTAGGTCGGGCGGCAAGAATAGCCACCCTTGGCGGCCATGCGCCACCCGCCAACTCGTCCGGCAGCTCAAACAGACGCCACACCGCAATTTGGTCCGCCGGCTCAATAAGCGGTAGCTCCCGCTCATCCTCCTCCGGTAGCCACGGAAGAGGCCCGGCGTTACGCTCCACCTCGACGGTCAGGTCCACCTTGTCGCGCAAGTCCGACCTCTCAATCACCCGACACAACAACAACAGCTGCATGGGCTCATAGTTGAAGCGGCACAGATCGCCGGGCATTAACAGGGATCCATCCGGGTTAATTGCGCGCGCCGGCATAACCTCCAGGCGCGATGACCAGCCCGGCGTCGCGAACCTCGCCATGACTCGCCGTGCGTAAGCGCGGCGCTGCCACGGGTTGATGATCCACGGTGCCTGAACGGTCTTGCGGTTCGCCTCAGGGTATATTGAGAGACGCTGAGGCGACCGCTCAACGACGGAATCCTCTCCCCACATATCATACGCATTGCGGCCATGAACGGAGACCTCGGACAAAGTGTCGTCCCATGTTTGGGGATCAATATCCGGCTCCCGCAACAGGTCGTGGCGCGTCAAGACGGTCAGATCCTGCGCCGCAGTGGACTGATTCGGGTACCAGTCAGGGATAAGGCCCCCGCCGGCGAGTCGCAGGAAGCCATCGAAATAACCCAATAGGTCCGCCATGACCGCAGCCAGGTCGCGGCGCGAGTCCAGCAGAGGGCTGATACACTGGTAATTTGGGGGCAGGTTGTCGTAGCGGTCCGAGTCCATCCTTGCCGCGGCCGCCGCCCACGCCGCAGCGGGAATAGCATCATCCTTGAGGTCGGCCCCCCATACCGGATTAGCGAGGATCTCCCGAGCGGCGGGGATCGGATTAACGCCGACATCCGTGCCGCCGGATCCGGTATCTCCTGGAGGGCGCACCATTACCTCGGCCTCAATCACAGGTAGGGAGTTGGATCCACTAATACTGGGCTTACCCTCGTCAAAATGCAGTTCCCAGAATACCACATAGAAAATCCCACTGTATGGCGGATGAATGCGCGGTGAACCGTCGGGATTCCTCGGTGGCTGCTTGGTGCCGAAGACATTGCGATAGTAAGGGGTACCAGTCAAAAATGGGTCCGGCGGCTGATCCGGCAGGCCCCAGTAAATCCTGCACCAGGATCCGCCCGGCCCGCGCCATGTTCGATAATCCAGGTCCACATAATACTGTCCTGCCTGACGAGTGGCTTCCAAGCCATACTCCTTGTTGCGATCCTGCCACGGCGCCTCGGGGTCCGTGACCAGAGCACGCCAGATGGGCGCGCCGTTCAGCCATAGCCTGCACCAATCGACGGGACCATGGCAGCCGGCGGCAATCACCGAATACATGTTACCCTTGGGTCGTTTATCCCCATGGTCGGCGGGCGCATGATTGAAAGGCGACTCTATGAGCTTCAGCGGGATCCTTTGGCGCCCGAACACGACCGGCACGGGTCCACTAGCCTCGTAGCTCTGTCGGGTCGCGGATGGCTCGGATATGTCAGTTTTGGGCGCCAGAAAGCTCATCGTACAACCTTAGAATTACTATTGTGCGACCGGAGAGATACGGTGCAAGCGGCCATGATACCACCCCGCCGGGATAATCGCAATGCCAGAGCATTGCTGGCATCTCGGGGCCCGCAAGCCCTACATGGTGGTGCGATTTCCCCCGCCGAAGCACCAGCATGTCGCCCCGCATAACAGTCTCACTGGGGGGCAGGTGACGCAGCTTGGCGCGGGCCTCACCGTCTGAATGCAGCCAGTCCAATATGCGGCTATGCTCTTGCTGGAGGCCCCATCCCAAGGAATACTTGGGTATGCGCTCGGCTGAGCCTACGTCCACCCCACAAGCCCGGTAGATTTCCCGCACGAACCGCACGCAATCCACGCCGACCCCCGGCTGGGCGCAACCCTCGATAAACGGCGTGCCGTGCCACCGCGCCAGCGCCCGCCCAAGGACCCCTGGATCAAACTCCTGAAAAAAGGGAGACATCATTTACCCCCTGACGGCATGCCAATCGGCGCCTGCTCAATCCATGCCGGCTGCCACGGAAAGCCCCCGAATGCTGTACCATTGTCAAACACCTGCTGGCATGTACCCCATTGACCGTCACAGCCGGGCCAGAACCTGACTTGGTGACCGCCGCTAATCAAGTCCTCGCGCAGCGGGCGCGGAATGTATAAATACAGGCGCGGCGTAGCCCCTTCCACTGCATACCAGCTGTTAATAATAGGCCGGACCTGCCTCGCTGATCCGGTTCCAGTCTCCAGCCACCCGCCGGCGAAAGTACCCATAAGGCCCGCCTCTCCGGATGGGATGGAGGTCGGCAGGGCGCCCAGTCGCGGAGCGAACGTGAGTGTTTCGAGTAGAATCCGATCGCCCTCCGGCGCCTGCCATGTATACCCGCCAACACACTCCCATTCCGAGGCCACCATTACCGCAGGCCTTGCGCGGGCGCAGCCGGCATTAAACAGCGTGTGATTACAGATGCGCGACCACTCGAATCGCGGCACTTTGCGGGAGAGCGCCCCGCCAAAGGCGGCCACGGTAAGCCGCACTTTCCGCCCCGCCGCCCGCGCCTTCCAGGTGGCCCCCGTGAAAATTGGCTGCATACCACCCGCCGGTAGAGTCCATCTGGAAATGGCCACATCCACCGCCGCAGTACTCTCCATACGTAATAAGGGCAGTAGTATTGGGGCATCATCCAGCCATACCTGGACCTCGCACTCCTCGTTCTGAGGTCGGAGCGACTGCCGGATCCGCCCGTGCTCGATGCGCGCCGGCTGATACGTGTGACCGGCTGCGGAGACCGGGGCCTCCCAGTCGGTCAGGTATAGCTTCGCCCCGTCGTAACTAATCTGGTACAACCATGCATGGGCCGGCGCATCCTGAGCTGTTCCGGTCTCGATCTGCTGCTCAAACTGCAGCCGCACCTCGGCGATGTCCGGCATCCACCACTCAACCCGCCACTCCCGGTCGGCAAACCTCATTCGCCCGGCGGAAAGGTCGAAGTCATGTGGCGCGCCCGTCGCCGGCGCGCCAGGCCGAAGCGCCCCGGGCAACTCGAACACCTGATGGCTACCCACTGCCGCATACCAGGCCAGGAGTCCGCCGAGCTGGTCGGAGGATATGGTTAAACTGGCGCTCTGACGCCAGAGCGCCACATCGGGCGCGCCCTCGATCGTCGACTCGCGCCCGCGGCCAAGGGAGCCGCGGTCCAACAACACCCGCACGTCCTGTTCAGGGGGCTTGGCCCAGTTGGGCTGCCAGGACTCGGACCAGCCAGCAGGCGTGGATTGAGCCGGGGTGATACGAAACTCCCATGGCGCATCCTCTATGATGGTGATCGCGACCTCAGCCATTCCTTCGCCGACCCCTGTAGCCTTCCATCGCTCCAACCTCCCGGCCAGCAAGGCCCCTCGCCAACTGCGGGACGGAGCGGCCCCCGCCGCGACAATATCTGTTCCAGCCTCGATCTCGCCAGGGGCGAGCTCTTCCCATCCGACCCAAACCTGTCCGTCAAATACCCGGCTATCCCAGTCCGTATGATCTCCCCCGGGAGCCGCTCGCAACACATCCGGCCAAAACGGCACCAACACCATGGTATCCCCCAAGGTGGACGCCAGCTGACGCAACTGTTGCAGTTCCGACCCATCCAACACGGCCGTGTAGCTCATGCCTATACGGAGGGCCGCCGCCGCCGGGGCTCGGGACTGTACGCCAGTGAGGCCCTCGCTGAGCTCGGCCCGCAGTATCAGGTTGGTTTTTACCGGGCGCTTCCAGTCCGGCGGCAGAACCAACAGCTGGCATTCCCTGCCATGCACCGTGACTGACCTGCTCAGCATCATATCAGCCGATCCCGATTACGGCGGACCGTCTCGGTCTGCCAGACTTCGGCGTCCGGATCCAGCCGCAGTTGGTCGAGGGCGCGGCGGTTATCATGCACGGCGATGATGATGTTTTGCGGCCGCGCCTCCCCGGCACCGCCACCGCCGAGCGTCGGCATGGCCGTCGCAACCGGGCCGCCGCTCATCAGCGGCGCAAACTGAGGGTCGCGCACCATGCGCGCTGGAGCCACCCACTCCCCACGGTGGACAACGCCAGCCGGCTCATCAGGGCTGCCGGAACCGGTGTATCCCCCGCCAGCGAAACCGCCGGATAACAGAGCCACCACCGCCGCGAGGCCGACCGCAGCCGCAATCCCAAAACTGCTGATCGACGCCGCGATCGCCGACGGGATCCACGCCACCAGCGCCTTGGCAGCACTGGCAATGGATAGCGCCAGTGATTTTGCGGCGAATATCTGATCCACCGCGAACATCTTTGCTTTGGTCGCCAGGTACTTGACCAGCATCAGCCCTTGTTCAACGACCCACGCCGCGGCGATGTCCGAAATAGCCTTCAGCATGCTCTGTCCGAATCCGGTAGCGATGGACCGCAGGGCATCACCCCAGCTCATAGTCCTGGTGATTAATCCCTCAATGGCGCCGGCAATGTTGTCGCGCAGCTGCAGCGCCACGGCACCAATGGATTCGGCGACATTATCCCATAGATCGCCCAGCGCGAGCCGCGCCTCCATTATTCCACCCAGCAATGCCTCCACCCCGCCCTGATAGCTCTGCTGCTCACCGCCACGTTGATCAAACCGCTCAGATGTCTGTTCGAACCGACTCTTCTGGGGCGGCAGAGCCTCGAATTGCGGCGGCCCTAGATCCTGCTCCGGTAGACCAAATCCCTCAACGGCAGCCTGATACTCCCGCCATGCCTCGATGGCGTCCCGAATCAACTCCTCTCGCCGGCGCTCCAGCTCGGTGCGCTCCTGGACGTCACCCTCAGTCAGGTACGCCTCGTCGACAACATCCACCCACCGGCGGATCTGCTCGATGCGGGATTCATATGTGGACCGCGCGCTGGCCGCCAGTTCGCGATCGCGGCGGAGTTCGATGTCGCGCAGCTCGATGGCTTTCTGGCGCTCGATATTTTCCAGCCGGATCCTCGCGGCGACTTTATCGGTTTCGGGCGCCTGATCCATTGCCGTCCGCGCTGCTTCAATCTCTTTGTCCCACCGCGCAGCCGCCAGTCCGGCCAGCTCATCGTAATGGGCGCGGGCGTCCCCGCCCTGGCGGTCGTAGGACTGTACCAGCTCCCGCTCCGCGAGGCGGATCTGCTCGATATTCAGCCCGGCGAGCTCGGCCGCGCGGGCGGCCGCCTCCGTATTCGCCACCCGATCAATCTCTGAGATCTGGCCGGCAAGTTCCGCGCGCTCCTGCTGCTGCACAATTAACAGGTCGTTTTGCTTTAGCTCATCCTCCAGGGCCGCCTGACGTGCAGCATATGCCTGCTCTTCCTCGAAGCGCTGGCTTTGCTCCTGGTCACTGAGCATCCAGCCAGGAAGGCCGGCCCTATCACCTAGAGCGGTTCCCACGGGCCGCGCCAGCTCTGCCAGAATCTCCTCCCTCTGGGCGGCCAGAGTGGCCGGATCCACTTCCGGCAACAGCTGTAGCTTTTGCTCCAGATCGGCGCGCTGCTGTTCGGGAGTCAATTGCTGCTGGGTCAACGCCGCGAGCGCGCCTGGGGCATTGCGCCGCGCATCCGCGAGCATTCGCCGACGTTCGGCGGCATCACGGTTGCGCAGCCTGTCCGCTTCGGTGAGCGCCCGCGCCTCTCGCACCTGCTCCCGGAGGAGTTCCAGGCGCGCATGCTCGGCCGTATTCAGCCCTTGATCGGAACGCTTTTGGATCAGCAGGTTGATCTCCTCATTAAGATCGCGCACCAGCGCTGTTTGGGCCGCCTCATCCTCGATGGCCCCCAGCCGACCAGCCCAACTATCCCGCATGCGCCGGGTAACCTCCTCGGCCTCCCTGAGTGAGCGTGCTATATCGCGCTGGCGCGATCTCCACACCCACAGTGCGCCCGCGACCGCAGTGAGCGCTGTGGCAATAATTCCAATCGGATTGGTGAGAAATGCGGCTCTGATGGCAGCCGCAACCGCCAGGATCCCCGCCCGCATTTTGGCCAGCGCGCCGGTGGCGGCGATTACCTCCCTCCGCCCCAGCTGCAATCCGGTCCAGAAAACACTCTGGCTGGCCACCCTGGATGCCATGGCAGTGGCGTTTATGCCCGCTACCAGCCGCCACAGCTCTCCGACGATAGACGAGAGTTTGACGGCCGCCAGAGAGACCCCGAAGGCCGCTAAATAGGGCAGGGCAAATGTCAGTGCGGAGGTCAGAGACACGACCGCGCGGAACGCGTCCGCCAGTAACTGGCCAAACACGCGCAGCGATCCATCGCCATCACCCATGCCATCCAGTAGTCCTCGCAGCGCCTCCTTGAGCTCATCAAACAGCGGTTCCGCAGCCGCGGCAGCTATGATCTGCAGCCCGTCCTTGAATGTGGACATCAAGCCGTTGAAGGTCCCCGCCTGCTCGCGCATGGCTCCCGCGGTCTGCCCGAACGCATCTTCAAGGACGCCCATCGCAGCCCCCGCGCTGATGGCCTCCCCGCTGAGCGCCTCGATGCGCGACCGTGCCTCGGCAGAGATGACCCCCATCTCCAATAGCCGCAACGTCGCCTCGCCCGCCGGCTGGCCGGCCTTCAGCCCTGCGTATAGTCGTCCTACCCACATGCCTACCTCGGCAAACCCGCGACCCGATGCCGCTGCCGCATCGCCCACCAGGAGCAGTGCGTCGTTTGTGGCCAGCAGTGAGCCACCGAAAGTCTGCAGGTAGCGATTGGCCTGAACGACGTCGGACAGCGCAAACGGCGTCTGCGCGGAAAACCGCACCAGCTCAGCCATCCGCCCGCGTGCCGCGTCGGCGCTACCGATGAGCGTCTTGAGCGCCTGCGTCTGCTGCTCAATGGTGGCGTTGAAGCCGATGGCCGCAGAGGCAGCTCCACGCAGGGCGGCGGTTACCCCCTGTATCCCCACCTGAACCCCAAGAAACGCCGCGCCCATCTTGCCCATGCTCAGCAGACGGTTGCGAAATTCTGACAACTGCCGCTGGGCGCTCAGTAGTTCGTTGGTCTTCGAGTTGACCTCGATCAGGATGTCAATTTTACTACGACTCATGTGGTTCGTGGTCCTTCAGGTTGTACTCGGTATCGCGACCGCACTGGCGTGGCCGATTATCGGGGAAATCTGCCGCGAAGCGCGGGAGCAACGGGATCGCGGGAAAAACTGGTATCCTGATCCATGGTTTGACTAAACCCCGAGGGCCCTCTTGATCTCCCCGCGCCAGCGATCGGCGGCGGAATAACCATCCTTCCCGGCCATCGGCCCCACGCAGCCCGCCCAGACCGCGATGCTGGACCCCAGTTGCCGCGCCAAGATCCGGCGATCGTCAGCGCGGAGCACGGCGACTAGCTGCGGGATGGTCATGTCGCAGCACTCTGCCCAGGTGCCCCCTCCGCAGAGGACTGCGCGAGCGACCCAAGCAGCGATTCCATCGCCGCCGATTGCTTCCTCTGTAGCGCCCGGTACGTGTCTGGATCGCTGTCGCGCAGCACCTGCAGCTGGCGCGCCGCCCGGGCGATTTCCCGCTTCTCCCTCGCCCGGGCGGCAGTAAAATTTTGGCGCTGGTCGGCCTCCAGCAGCAGCTCGTACGAGGGCAGGTCGAGTGCATCGAGGTCGACCGGCTCGCCGCTGATGCGCGCCACAAATTTCAGCACATCCTCCTCGCCGGCTGACTCAGCCTGCATGTATCGCGTCAGCTCGGTGGGCCTGATCTGCCGTACGAACGCCGTGGCCGGCTGGCCGCGATACTGGACCGCGACCTCTTCGCCGCCGGCGATGATTTGGGAATCGGTGGGTGGTTTCGTGGGAGTGCTCATAAATCAGATCAGGTTGCGCCACGACCGCAGACAGTGGTCATGGTCGATGCCCTGGCCACGGATGATGCGCGGGATGGACATCGTGATATTCGGTAGGCGATGGAGGTGCTGCAGGATCGGTGTTGACTCCTCCTGCCATCGGCCGCAGTGGGCCGAGAATGTCAGATTGGCGTCGAGGCCGACCAGGGCGCCCATGGCCTGGCTCACCGCCTCCCCTAGATTTGGCCAGTAAGGCCGGCGCGGCGCGTGAAAATCGACTGTCACCTTGGCTCGCATCAATTGTCCTCCTTGCGTTGAGTGGCCAGCTCCGCGACGAACTGCTCGACCTTGTCGCGCAGGATGAATGGTGATGATGTAGCCATGGTCGCGTGCCAGATAATCAGTGCGCAGTGATTAGGATACAAAAGCTGGGCGGAACCCGATAACGCTGGCGCGATCGCCGCGCGTGTAGCTGCCGCTGAGAGCGGCAACCCCGGCACCGGAACCGTTGCTCCAATGGCCGCCACGGACCGGGAGCCGCTCTCCCTGGTTGCGGCAGTAGTGGCGCCCGAGGAGCGTCCAGCGGATACAGCAGCAGGCGCTTGGCGAACACCGGGACCGCGACATTGGCGGTGATCGAATTAAACTGCGTGGACATACTGACGACCCCATCGCCCATATTGAGGATAGTGTCGGACAGGATTATATTGCCCGACCCGTCGGCATTGCTGGCCTCGACCTTGAGCGTGCCCGCCGATCCCGGAGCAACCAGAGAGCCGTCGGCGGCCAGGATAGCGCGCCAATCCGACGATGCTGGCCCGTGATCCGCCGCCACCAGCGCGGCATCGTTGTCTGGCAACACCTGGATCTCGCCATCCAGCCAGCGCAGCCCGGAGGACCATTCCCACACGTTGCCGTTCAGGTCCCAGATGCCATATGGGGTATTGTCATGGGTCCACGATACAGGTCCGGTCCCCAGCAAGCATCGCTTGGAGCCGCTGTTGGTCTGGTTGGTGTGGGCGTAGACGCACAGCTCGTCTGTGCGCGAGGTGTCGCGGCCATAGTCATTATTGCTGCCGCGCGGGATTTCTGTCGCGGTCGTGCCCCAGCCGTGCCGATGCGTGAGGAGATAGATGTACGCCCACTCTGCGGTGGATGCGAGGTGGAATCCGGCCCCGTTGTTAATGCAGCTCGACAGGCAGAGATCGAAATTTACGGAGTACGCAGCATCCATCTCGGGCAGTGACGCCACTCGGTAGTCGGCATTGCTGCTGGAGGAGTCATTCACCACCACGGCACCGGTGGAGACATTGATGATGTTGCCCGAGTATTTGCCGATCCAAACGGCGTCTTTGGTCACGCCATCCACCACAAACGCCTCGTGCGCCGCACCACCCGTCAGACCCAGCTCCGCCACTAAATCCGCGATGTCGTCATTGTTGCGGTCGAGGCGGACGTAGATACCAGGGACGCCCTCAGGAGAATAGAGGACAGTGTTGCGACCGCCGCTGGCGTCCTCAACGGCGGCGGCCAGACCGGCACGCTCGCCGGATGGCACCAGCCATGCGTTGCGAATCGCCATGGTGACGACCGCCCGCTCCGCTGCCCGAAGGCGGTCATGGATACTCTGGCCGGTGTGGCCGTATCGGCGGATGGATGTGCTCATAGCTCCTCCAGTTCCTCAATGGTGGTGGCGGCCATGATGGCGGCGTGGGAGGCGTTGTATGCCGCCCAGATTTGCCGCGCGGTCGCCACCATCGCCAGGTAAAACATGGCCGAGGTCGGCCCGTCCATGGTCACCACCTCATTGCCGGTGGTCCTGAAATCCACGCTAAAAGGCTGCCCGACCCCATTGGCGGCGATGGCCGCCAGCCCGACGCCCGTGATGTTGATCACATCCGCAGTATTGCGGGTCTGGTAGTGGTGACCCATGTAGCCAAACCCACCTGCCAACGCCTGCTCGCGGGCGGATTTCGCCCCGGCAAGCGCGGCGGCGCGGGCGCGCTCCAGCAGCTCGGCGGCGGATGGCTCGGGCGGCAGCGGTGGCGGCGGATCGAAATACCTGATCGCCTCGGCGAGGCTGCCGAACTCCGGCACCTCCTCAGCGGTGATGCCGGGCGTATGGTGCCGGATCGAGTAGCTGCCGGCTTTGCCGCGCAAGCGGTACACCAGATGAGATTCAGTGATTTTAGACAGTTCCATAATAGACCTGGACTTTGACGTTGGCGAGGGCGGCGTTGGCGGTGTTGCCGCGCAGTTTAAGGATGCGTTTGGCGGTGTCCTGGGCGTCGACCGACAGCACGTCGTCGGATGAGCCGTCCGAGCGGATCAGATCCCACTCGCTAGCGTCCAGCGAGCCACTGGCCGGCACGACGATCACATCAAGGATAATCGCGTCGAGCGGCAGGTCCGGCGTGACGCCGTCGCCCAGATTAACGGTGGCTGATTGGGCGTCGAGCCCGGCCACGTACAGATTGGACAATACCGCCGTGGCGGAGCCACCAGTATTGGGTGTCGATGTGTTCCAGCTCATTTTACAAGACCTTCCATTTGCCGCCCCCGGTGTGGTATAATTCGACCACGCCGCCGGGCATGTTGATGATGTGCGGGCCGGCGAGGCCCTCTATTTCGCCGCCATCCGGATCCACGGCGACCGGCCATACGGACGCCTGCAGCGACGCGTCGACAATCTCCACCCATTGACCGTCGCCGCCGGGATTCGGCAGCGTGATAGTGACGGGCGCCGCGCGGGCCCCGACAAGCACGCGGTAATTGCGGTCGGCGGTAATAGTGTCCGTGTGGGACACCTGCACGGGCGACTCCGGTGCCACGTGCGCCGCGCTCGGCGGCTGCTCGCCGGCTATCACCCATGCATCCGGCGCGGACGGATCAGACCCTGTCCCGTCGATCGGCATAGGATCTCCTCCGTGCATCGATGCAGCCGGCGGCGCGCTTAACGGCACCGGTATGGCCGCGGCGGGCGGATCCGGATCATCCTCGTCGCCGCCAAGCGGCATGGCCGCGGAGGGCGGATCCGGATCATCCTCGCCGCCGCCAATGTCGTGCGCCTGCAGATTATCGGGTGGCACCCATTCAAGATCGTCGAACTCCAGCGACCACTCTCCGGGCGAATCTTCGGTCTGTCCCGCAAAGTTACCCAGCCAATCATGCGCGGCACCCCGCAACAGCCATACCTGGCCGACTCCCGAGACCAACTGCGCGGCCGTAAAAAGGAGCACGGCGGATCCGCCGGCCCATTGGCTCGCTATCACCTGCATCTCGCTGCCCTCGGGCGCGGCGGGTTCAGTGATGTGCGCGGCCTCGAAATAGTCGTCGGCGCGCCATGGTTCACCGGGGCCGGCTACCGGCTCGATCGGCATGGGGCCGCCCGCGGGCGCCGGCGGCGCAGGTGCGGCGATCGGCATAGCCGATGCCGGAGGATCCGGGGCCTCCGGGCCGGTGATTGGCATAGGGTTAAGCGACATGGCGATCAGGAACCGTAGGCTCCGATGAGCTTGCCGGCCGGCCGGCCGATGAACTTGAAGTCGAAGTCAGCCTTAAAGACGTCTTCGCCGAACAGCGGCACCTCCCCGGCCGGCGCCACGGTGGCCAGCCCCAGCAACAGCAGGCGCGAGACCGAGGCGTGGTCGAGCTCCTGCATGTAGACCCACGCCTTACGGCCCGCAGGACCAGCGGCGATAAAGTCGTCGGTGGCGGTCGTGTCGGAGCCGAAAACCATATCGATCACCAGCTTGTTGAGCTCCTGGATCGTCACCTTGGCGGTGTAGGTCTCGGACAGCGTGATGTCCTCCTTCTCGCGGCGGCCGCCGACGATCCGGATAATCTCCTTGGTCTCGCGCTCGATATTCAGGCCGCCGTTGAGCGCCTCGCCGAGCTTGAGATAAAGAGGGTTGGGGGCTTCGCCGACGAGAGTCGCCGGGGCGGTATCGGCGGTCACGCCACCCACGCCCACCCGGGCGATGTAGACGTGACCCTGCAGGATCGGTATGTATCGATTCATGTTCTGTCGTTATGGTTGATATTAGCGCGCAGCGCGCAGTAACTCGGAAATATTTAGGATGATTTGGCGGCCGGAGATGTCCGCTCCGTCCGGCACGGGGGCCTCCTCGGTGACGGCCAACGTGAGGCCGGTGTCCGGCCAGCCATGTAGCCAGGCGGCCAGCTCGCAGGACAGCCCGAAGACATTCACCGGCGGAGGGGTCATGCCGGGCTGATAAGCGAGGGTCACCAACACGTCGCGCGCGCCCTTGATCGCCGCACGGGCGCCCGGCTCAAATACCGCCGCCCCGGCCGCGACCACCGCGTGCAGGCCTCCCTTTGCCAACTCCTGGGCGATGACCGCCTCAAGGTCGTGCTCCTCCGCCTCGGTCAGCACAGTGATCGCGTGCTCCGCGATCACGGGATGGGAACGCAACCGCTCCGCCACCATCTGCAGTGTTTCCGAGCCGGTCATATCGGATCCTCCTCGCTGCCGTAATATCCGATTCCCGCAGCGGGCTCCCCACCGTCGTCCGGCGGCAGGATCGCGAACCGCCCGCCGGCCACGTCGCGCAAGAGGGTGATCGCGTCGCGCTGTTCGTCCTTGCGCGCTTCGGTCAGCAGGGTTTTCAGCGGCAGCCGCGTCACCAGCCGGTAGCGCACCAGCGCCAGCGCGGCGGCTTCCAGCTCGCCCGGAATAGTCCCCGCCGCGCCGACGCGGTTCAGCGGATTCGCGGCCACGTAACCGCGCACCTCGTCCACCGTGCGTTCGATGATTTCCGCCAGCGGATCCATCTGGCCGTCGGCAAGCTGCACTGTCCGCAACGCCGATAATTCGGCGGCGGCGAGGGTGCTGCGCACGGCGCTTTCACTGATGGCGATCCAGGACACGGCTCCGTTTGTGAGGGTGATAATTGATGCGCGTGATTCGACTACGGGAATGCGCGCCCCTCCCCGTAATCATCAGGCGCTGATCAGGCGTTGCCCGGAGGCGACCTGCCCTTTGGCCACGCCGAACATCAGCGCGATACGCCAGTAGGCGGCGCCGAGGGTGTGGTTGACGTGCTGCACCAGCATCACGCTGATGCCGGTGTCCGGATTGCGCACCGTGCTGACCACTCCGCCGCCGGTGGCCCCCGGAAGCGCCGCGCTGTAATCGTTCGGCAGGCGGGTGGCTATCGCCAGCGCGTCCGGCGCGCCGGCGAAGCCGGTCAGGTTGGCGGTGGTCGGCAGGTTGACCGCCTGCAGCACGTCGAAGCCCGCGATGGGCGGCAGCGTGTACTGGGTGATCACCTCGGGGCGCTGGTAGGCCGCGAGGCTCACGATCGACGCGTCGCTCTGCAGCTTTTCGAAGTAGGCCGAATTGAGCAACAGGAAGCGGCCCATGGCCGGCACCCCGCGGTCAAACAACGCCTTGGCCATCGCGGTCACTTCCGCCCGGCTGAAGGTGTTCAGCGCCTTGGTGGTGGCGTTGGTGTAATTGCCGGCGGTGATCAGCGCGTACAGCTCATCCACCATGGCCTTGCCCAGCGCGTATTGGCAGCCCTCCGCCTGCTCGCCGAAGAGGTCGCGCTCGGTGCTCGCCAGCTCGTTGGCGTTGTAGCTGATCTGCACGGCTTTGTGGTTATCGATCGTCACCGGCACGTCCGTGGTCTCCGCGTCACTGGTCGCGTAACCGGTGGAGGTGTTGTAGTTGGTGACCGACGGCACCGAGCGGATACGCGTATTGACCGTCTGATTGAAGGCCGCGTTTTCGGCGCTGAAGTCGGTCGAGACCTTCGACAGGATCGGGAAGGATAGCTTGAGCAGGCTTAGCGCGCGCTGAGTGACCAGCTCGCCGCTTAACGTATCAAGCGAATTGGCCGCGAGGATCGGGCCAAGCCTTTCGCCCTTATCGAGGAACGGCGCCACCTCCTTCGAGTAGATGCTGGCGCGCTGGTCGGCACCGGCGGCCTGGAAGCTCTTGAGCGCCTCCGCGATGCCGGGGCGCGCCTGCACGGCGATCCCCGCCCCGGGGGCCGCCGCGCTCTGCAGGGCGGTTTTGCCGGGGAGCGCGGCGAGCAATTCGAGGTGCGACTCGTCCTGTTCGACCAGATCGGCCCATTTGGCCTGGATCGCCTTGTCCAGCGGCGGCAATGCTCCGCGCTCGACCGCGGCCTGGACGGCCGCTTGCGCCTTTTCCTTACGCATGGCGGCGAGGCGCTCTTCGGCGTCCGCGAGCTTGGCCTGCAGTGCGGCCTCCTTTTGCCCGGCGGCCTGTACGGCGAGCTTGGCTTGTTCGTCGGCGGCGGCATTCCCGCTGCCCGTCTGTTTCTCTTCTTTGTCCATATGGTGTTCTTGGTTTGATTGACGTGCGGCGGGAGCCGCGGTTGTTGGAAAAGTGTCGGCATCCGCCGCCCAGAGCGGCTCGATCGCCTTGAAGGCCGGATCATTCACCAGGCTGCCGTGGAATTTCGGGGCGCCGGTCACGCGACCATTGTTATCCGGGTAGAACTCCGGGGAAAACGCACGATAGCTGCGTCCGCGGATCGCCGCAGCGCCGGCCTCACTCCATTCCACATCCACCATCACGCCCTTGCCGTCTTCCCACCAGTAGCGGAGCGGCCACCCGGCTGCTGCTCCATGCTGGTGATCGAAGTCGATCAGCGGGCGATGACCGGTGGCTTCCTCGCGCAACAGCGCGGCTTGCATCGCCTGTGCGGTCTCCGGCGTCACATTGATGTCCGCTTCGATGGGTCCCGCCCCGGCGCGCGTGGCGCGGATGCGGTGACGGCCTGCGGGCATCCACATGATCACACTGCGCATGCGCCCCCCATCGATAGCCTGCAGCGCCAGCGGCTCCCTCAGGTTGGCGCTGGCCACGGCGGCGCCAGTATCGGCTGCATTGTCAGTCTGGTCGCTCATTGGGCGGTCTGTGTTCGGCGGATCATCGTGGCCAATCTTGCGCGGGCGTAGCGCACGAGTGGAGTTCCCAAATCCTTGGCGGGCGGCAGTGCTTCCGGATCAGCCGGGATTTCCTGGCTCTTTTTCAGCACATAGAGGGGCCGCACCCCATCGCCTTCCGCCTCCGCCAGCAACATATTGCGCTTGCCGCGTATTGGAAACAGCGGTCGGTGCGGGTAGCGTTCTTTCCAGTCGCGCGCCCAAACCCCGTGGCTGTCGCGGTGAATGGGGATGGCTAGCGCTGCAGCCGTCCTTGGACGCACAGTGCCGCCCTCGACCTGTAGAGCGATCCCTGGCTGGGTGATGGCGATCGACGCGGAGGACCGGTCGAGCAATATCGGATTATTGACGCTGGAGGCCACCTTGCTCCACCAGTGTTGACGGGTGCCGCCGAGTTTGTTCGGCTTGCGGTTGTCCAGCCGGCGATAATAGCGCCGCAGGAGGGTCGCCCCCATCCGCGCGGTCGGCAGCAGCAGCGCCTCCGGGCGTTGCAGCTCCGCCCCGAGAGCGCGCAGTTGCGGGCTCGCCGCATCACGAACCTCGACACCCAGGCGAATCATGCCGGTGCCACCTCCTCAGCCGCGCGTTCGGTGGCGCCGTTGACCATCGCGGTGGCCATGGTGCGGCGCAGGGCGCCTGCCAGCGCCTCGGTGTCGAGGTCGTCAAAGAGTTCGGGGAGGGCGGCGCGCGCCTCTTCCAGGGCGGCCGCAAAGTCTTCCTCGGTCACCGCCTCGGCTTGAGCGAGCGCAAGCAGCCGCCGCATCGGTTGCTCCACTGGCCCGATCCAGCGGCGGGTCACACCGGTCAATTCCTCAAACAGTTCCGCCGCGCTGGCGGATTGGATGGATTGCCCGTCGTGACCGCTTTTCCATGCCGCCATTGAACCCTCCGCGGCGTTCGGCAAATCGCTTTTCTCCCCCTTGGGCGGGTCTGGGGTCGGATCGCCGCGCAAAAGCCCTTCTGCGGGCAAATTTCGGGGGTCCGGGGCGCTGGCCGGGGCGAGCACCTCTTCCTCTTCGTCCGGCTCGGGAATGCCCTGCGCCTCGTACACCCATTTGCTGGGGATGCGCAGGCCGGTGCGGGCGAGGATCTCGATGCGCTCGGCCTCGCCCTTGGGATCAGCCGGACTGGACATGTCGGGCACCACGATGGGCAGGGCGGCCGGGTCGAACTGATAATTGAGTATGTCCGCCACGAACTGCGCGGCGCCGGCGATCACCTCGCGCCGCACCCCTCCGTGCAGTTCGGCGGTGCCGGATCCAAGGCCGGTCGCCTGGCTGGTGCCGGAGAGCGTCTGCCCGAGGATCAGCAGGTCGCAAGCCTGGTCGGCCAACTCCTGCAGTATCAACTGCGGGTTGTCGCGGGCGTTGGAGGTGGCCTCGATCAACTTGACGTCGACGCCGGCGGGGAACGCAGCCCAGCTGTTGGTGCCGAGGTTCTGCATCATGGTTGCGACCTGGGCGCCGGTCTCCGGCATGGAGGCGTCGTAGTTGGCCCAGCGGATCGGCATGCCGAATATCTGGGCGAAGCGCAGTAGCCATTGATAGCCGTAGGTTCGGCCTACCCAGTACGGCACGAGGGATCGCAAGAGCGCCGTCGCCACCGGGGCTCCGGGTCGCGAACGCCAGGCGCCGACCAGAAACTTGTGCGCGGAGAAGGGCCGCCAGGGCGCGTCGCCTGTCCGCAGGCCGATTTCCGTGCCGATGTCGTTCCACGCGAGATGGTTGGCCGCCAGATGCCAGGCGGCGCGCGGTAGGATGCCGTATGGAGTTTGCTGCCAGTGCAACTCCAACACGCTTAGGCCGGTATGCCGGGCCATTACCAGTGCATCGAGCGCCTCCTCGAAGCCGATCTCCATGGTGGCGGGGCGAGGGCGCCAGCTGTTGATCGCGCGGCGCACGGTCTCGGCATGCCGGCCCGATTGCGGCGATTCCTCCTCTGGCTCCTGCACCTGATAGGCAAGACGCGAGGCCGCGCGGCAGACTTCGCCGGTTGCCTTCGCCAGCCGTGGCCAGCTGTCCAGCATCATGCGGAACAATTGTTCCTGTTGTTGCAGGTCGCCGCGCACCGCGCTTTCAAGGATGGCCTTTGCCCGGTCCGGGGTGACCGGCGTCCAGAGCAGCGATGTCGACTCATCGGCGATGGTCGGCCCTTGACCGGGCATCATCTGACCGGGCATCATCAGTTGATTGATGCCGGCGCGCCGGTGGTTGCTTCCGCGCAATGCGCCGAAGATACGCCCTGCGGCCGCGCGGATGGAGGTGGTTGGTTTCAGTTCAGTGCCCATGATGAAAATGCGTCTTGCGGAATACTCCAAGGCAGCTTCAGGCCGGCCGTGTCCGGAGTGATGACCGCGCCGATATTCTCGGCGGTGAAGGCGCCGATCGCATCGTCGCTGAGATGCCAGCCGGCGAGGGCGAGCGCCCAGAAGTGGTCCGCGTGGCCATCGGCGTCGTCGCTGGCGGCGATGGTCGCCCTGCCGGCGGCCGTCAGTACGCGGCGCGGCTTTTGGAGGTCCGCCCGCAGGAGCGGATCCACGGGATAGCGGATTTGCCCATCGAGGTGCAGGCGCAGCAGGCGCGCCGCCAGAATGAGCGGGGCGGGGGCACTACCGCCCCGCTCACCGGTGGTCGCCAGCTCGCGCGTCATCGGCAGCGAGCTGGAAAAGTGGATCGGGCGGACCTTGCCCGGCAGCCGCCGGGACAGGTAATCGGCCGGGCCTTCCCCGAGGCCGGTGGCGTCCAGGATGACCGTGGCGCGATTGTGCAGCCAGTTCATGGCGCGCGTCACCCGCTCCTCCTGGTCAGGCAGGGGCAGGTTGCGCATCCGCAACAGCGCGCGCGCAAAATATTCATGGCCCTGGCGCTCGACCACGGCCAGCACCGAGTAGTGCCGCCGGCGCGCCACGTCGTAACCGATCGCCAGCCGGCCACCGGCTGCGCCAATGCGCCGCAGCAGGGTCTCGGCCTCGATGTCCCAATCGTCCTCGCAGATAAAACCGCAATCCGGCCGCTCCGCCGTATCGATCAACTCAACGCTCAGCAGGGGCCCCTGCGCGCTCGTAAACTTGCACTCGTAGTTCTGATCATAGCTGGCCTGGTCGATCGCCTCGGCGCGGGCCTGCTCGGGGGTGATCTCCTTGCCGCTGAGGGCGCTGCGGATCTTTACCCCGGAGCGCCATGCGTCGGTGCGGGTCACCCGCGACAACGGAAAGCGCCCATCGGTGGCCATGCGGTAGAACATGTTCCCGGTCCCGTTGCCGGTGCTGGCGATGCGGCACAGGAAGTCCGGATTGCTCGCGAGGATTGGCTCGGCCGCGTCCCAGATCAGCGCGGCGTCCTGGTGGAAGGCGAACTCGTCCAGGATCAGGTCGCCCGAGAAGCCGCGCGCGGTGCGCGGATTGGCGGCCAGCACCTTGATGCGCCCGACCTTGCCGTCCACAGTCACCCGCACCTCGTAATTCATTTCCTCGTACACGTCACTGCCGGCCGGAGCGAGGTCGAGCTCCTCCACCACTCCGCCGAGCAGGCGCGCGACTTCGGCCGCCTTCATCGCGAACTCGCGGCCGTTGTCCTTGGAATTGCTCAACACCACCACGAGCCCATGAGGCGAGGGTGAAGCTCTTGCCGATCTGACGCGACCAGTGCAGCACCTGCACCGGACTGGTGCGGTCCCTGAACACCGGCAGCTGGTAGCTGCGCAGCGCCAGTAGGGGCGTCAGCCGCGGCGGAGCT